AGCTTACATTGAGCTGCAAAAGAAACTAGGATCTTCAGAAACCCAACCCGAAGAGCAAGCTGCAGATGAGTCAGCAGAAGAGACTGCTCCAGTAGATGAAGGTGTTTCCTTTATTGAAACGCTGGACTCTGAGTTCTCAGAATCTGGTGAACTCAGTGCTGAGACCGTGGAGAAACTTTCTTCCATGGATTCTAAAGATCTGGTTGATGCTTACTTTAGGTATCAAGATCAACTGGAACCGCAACAACAAGTACCTGCTCGTGAGCTGACTGACCAAGAGGTCAATCAAGTTTACGACAGTGTTGGCGGTCAGCAGCAGTATCAACAGATGACCCAGTGGGCTGCAGAAAATCTGGATGCAGATACTGTGCAAGCCTTCGACAACGTTATCGACACTGGTAACATGGCTGCTATCAACCTTGCTCTGCGAGGTCTTCAATCTCAATACAATGATTCCGTGGGCTACGAAAACGACATGCTTCAAGGCAAACCTGCAAAGGCGGTAAACGGTTACCGTAGTCAAGCGGAGGTCGTTCGAGATATGAATGATCCTCGTTATGATCGTGACCCTGCCTATCGTCAGGAAGTCATGGACAAACTTGCAAACTCTAACATTAACTTTTGATGTCTACTATCACTGAAGATGGTGGACGTACCAACATCTACGCAAAAGAACCACCTCTCATTATGACCGACCATCCCTATGGAGTGCCTCACAACGAACGTGCTGAGCAGCTCAACGGTCGCCTTGCTATGCTTGGCGTCATGGCTGCTCTTGGTGCTTACGCTTTCACTGGACAAATCATTCCTGGTATCTGGTAATGTACAAAACCAAATGTGGCTCCTCCCACAAAGGAGGTAAAGGTGGCGGCAAAAAACGTTAGCCTTAAAATTGGTAAACACAAATCGCGTACCGGTGGCTTGACTGCTGCCGGTAGGCGTAAATATAATAGAGAGACTGGATCAAACCTCAAGGCTCCACAGCCTGAAGGTGGTCCACGCAAACGTTCCTTTTGTGCTCGCATGAAAGGTAACAAAGGACCAATGAAAGACAGCAAAGGCCGGCCCACCCGTAAGGCACTTGCTCTACGTAAATGGAAATGCTAATGGCTAAACAACGTCCTGGTCTATACGCCAACATCCACGCCAAGCGTAAACGTATCGCTGCTGGCAGTGGAGAAAAGATGAGAAAGCCTGGGTCCAAAGGAGCACCCACGGCTGCTAACTTCCGACGCTCCGCTAAAACTGCTAAAAAAGCTTAACACTAATCACATGAAATTTCTTGCTATCCTCCCCGCCGCTGCTCTGCTGGCATCCCCTGCTTTTGCTGCTCCCTACGTGAACGTGGAAGCAAACTCTGGATTCACCGGTTCTGATTACACTGGCACCTCCACCGACTTCCACGTTGGTGTTGACGGTACCGAAGGTGTTGCCTCTTGGTACATCCAAGGTGGTCCTACCGTGGTCAGCCCTGACGGTGGTGAAGCTGAAACCATCCTGACTGCTAAGGTTGGTGGTGGTGTTGGCGTCTCGGATTCCCTCTCCGTGTACGGTGAGATCTCTGCCGCCTTCGACGACACCAATTCCTACGGTACCAAAGCTGGTCTGAAGTACCGCTTCTGACATTAAAGTAATGGGCTGGACTGGACAAGCGCCTTGCCAGCCCTACTCAAAGTGCGCTCATACATACCCTACAAATAACACACGCACTTATCAACTTTAATGACTGCTTCAATCGCTCTAAAAAAACAGTTGAGTGCCTGGGACAATTTTTGTGACTGGGTAACTTCAACTAATAATCGACTTTACGTTGGCTGGTTTGGTGTTCTGATGATCCCCTGCCTGCTGGCTGCTACCATTTGCTTTATCGTAGCGTTCGTCGCTGCGCCACCTGTTGACATCGATGGAATCCGAGAACCTGTCGCTGGCTCCCTGTTGTATGGAAACAACATCATATCGGGAGCCGTCGTTCCGAGCAGCAATGCCATCGGACTACACTTCTACCCAATTTGGGAAGCTGCTACACTTGATGAATGGCTGTACAACGGGGGTCCGTTCCAGCTCACCGTATTCCACTTCCTCATTGGCGTCTTTGCTTACATGGGACGAGAGTGGGAACTTAGCTATCGACTAGGGATGAGGCCCTGGATCTTTGTTGCGTACTCTGCTCCTGTCGCTGCGGCGACGGCTGTCTTCCTGGTGTACCCTTTTGGGCAAGGTTCTTTTTCAGATGCGATGCCTCTGGGGATATCCGGGACGTTTAACTATATGCTCGTTTTTCAAGCCGAGCACAATATTCTCATGCATCCTTTTCATATGCTGGGCGTTGCCGGCGTATTTGGTGGGAGCCTGTTCTCTGCTATGCACGGCAGCTTGGTCACGTCGTCACTCATTCGTGAAACGACTGAGGAGGTATCACAAAACTATGGCTACAAGTTTGGTCAAGAGGAAGAGACTTACAATATTGTTGCTGCTCACGGGTACTTTGGGCGCCTTATTTTTCAATATGCCTCTTTTAATAATTCCCGCAGTCTACATTTCTTTCTTGCTGCCTGGCCTGTTGTAGGTATTTGGTTTGCTGCGCTTGGCGTATCTACCATGGCTTTCAACTTGAACGGTTTCAACTTCAACCAGTCTCTGCTGGCTGCTGATGGACAGGTAATCAACACCTGGGCAGACATTCTCAACCGTGCCAACCTCGGCTTTGAGGTGATGCATGAGCGGAACGCACACAACTTTCCGCTTGATCTTGCATCCGTGGAGGTCACTCCCGTGGCACTCACTGCTCCTTCTATCGGATAATCATGCCGCATAAACCTGATCATAAAAAAGAAAAAAAGGCAATGGTCGAGAGAGCATTCGATGCTTTCTTTTCCGGTCGTGTGATCGGAGCTTCTGGTGATGCTGCTAGGAAACGTAATGCCGAGATTAAAAAAATCCTAGGCAAATAACTTAACCCTTCCGTTCATCCCTTTGGGACGCATGTTACGGAGAGCATGGAACGGGGCTCTTCGGTCTCCTAATGGAGGTAGTGCTATGACTCGCATTCCGCGTCGGTATGTGTATCGTGGTGTCCCTTACACCAAGTAATTTTTATGCCCCGAAAGCATCAATCTTCAACTGCAAAGGCAACGCCGGTTCCTTATTCTCCTAGCTCTGGAGAAGCGGTGTTCAAGCGTTGCGGACACTGTGGCGACCAAAAGCCTGAGTGTCGTAAACAAAAGAAGTGTCTTAAAGACCTTCTGTAATATTGGGAGTCGGGCACCTCAGAGTCGGACCCGGCTCCTCTTGGCATTGGCCCTTACGAGGATACCCTTTGCCGTCTAGACGGTGGGATAGACCACAATAAAAACTGAACAAAAAATTTCCAAACGTTTGGGAGCAAGTCTACATTAACTTTACTCCTTAAAAATGGCACATCAATCTTCTACCCTGACCACGAGTCTGACTCGTCCTGGTCAGGCTAACTCCGCGGGTGACGCCCGCGCTTTGTATCTCAAGCTTTTTAGCGGTGAGATGTTCAAAGGTTTCGAGTACAATGCTATCGCTCGTGACCTTGTGATGAAGCGTACTCTTACCAATGGTAAGTCTATGCAGTTCATCTACACCGGTCGGACCACCGCTGAGTACCATACTCCTGGTAACGCCATCCTTGGCAACAGCGACGGTGCACCTCCGGTGGCCGAGAAGACCGTCACCGTTGACGACCTGCTGATCTCCAGCGCATTCGTCTACGACCTTGACGAGACTCTCGCACACTACGACCTGCGTTCTGAGATCAGCCGTAAGATCGGCTATGCTCTCGCAGAGAAGTATGATCGTCTGATCTTCCGTGCTGTCACCCGTGGCGCACGTGCTGCATCTCCTATCACCAAGACCAACTTCGTTGAGCCTGGTGGTACCCAGATTCGTGTCGGCTCTACCGCTAACGCTTCTGACGCTTACTCCGCTACTGCACTGGTTTCTGCATTCTATGATGCAGCCGCTGCAATGGACGAAAAGGGTGTCAGCCAGGAAGGCCGTGTGGGTATCCTGAACCCTCGCCAGTACTACGCTCTGATCCAACAGGTCGGTGACAATGGTCTGGTGAACCGCGATGAGCAAGGTACCGCCCGTCAGAAGGGTCAAGGTATCATCGAGATCGCTGGTATCAAGATCTACAAGTCGATGAACATTCCGTTCTTCAGCCAGTATGGTACCAAGTATGGTACTGGTTC